GCTGCGAGGATGATTACGAAAATGCCGGTGGTATGGATTACTACCAGTGTATCTATGATGCAGAACTGTCGGACAGCACCAGTGAGCTTGTACCCGTTGGCGTTGTATCTCCCGGCAGCTTCTATACTACGACCAAAGCGGGCGTCCTGAACGGGTGCGAAACGCATGATGGTTTCATCAGATTTTTCGCTCAGCGCATCCCGGAAGCAGATATTCAGGCGACCGTAACCCTGTTCGGGAAAGGAGGTGGTTCGGGTGAAACCGGTAGCGTAAGCATCGGTCAGGGCTTGAAGCGCGACGCAAGCGGCGCTATTGCCGTCCGCATCGGCGAAGGTCTTGACTTCGACAGCGCAAACGCGCTGACCGTCCGCAAAGAAACCGTTATGACGAGTGAAGACCTGCTCGACGAGGAAGAAACGCAGCAGGAAATCGTTGATATGCTGAAATAATTTTTAGGAGGACACTATTATGTCTAAGCAGATTTCTACCAAGACCACCATCCGCAACCTGACCGCTGAGATCAAGAAGACTTTCGTCAAGAAGGACGCCTTTACCCCTGTGCAGACCGCAGCCAACGCTGCTATCAAGTCTCTTGGCGTTGACGGCAACACCGTGAACTTCTACACCTCTACCGACAAGAGCGGCACTGCTGCTTTCTCCGTTGACTTCCCCTCTGAGCTGTTCCTCGACCAGACCAAGACCACCTTCGTGGCCAAGTTCAAGTTCGATGCTGCGACCTACCCCGGCGCTACCGACCCCAAGCTGGACGGCAAGCCCGTCATGGTGCTGGCCGTCAAGGGCGAGAATCCTGACTCCTGCACCTACTCTTTCCTGAGCATGGCTGCGCTGGTGGATACCTACAAGGCTAAGGCCGTCGGCAAGGATGCTTCCACCACCGTTACCATCGCTGGCTATGAGGTGGATGTCAAGGTCAATGTTTCCGCTGCTGCGGGCAACGCTCTGACCCTGAAGGACGACGGTCTGTATGTTCCCACCCCTGAGGAAGTGGACATTTCCGGCAAGGCCGATAAGGTCACTGGTGCTACCACCGGCAACCTCGCTGCGCTGGACGGCGAGGGCAACCTGACCGACAGCGGCAAGAAGCCTGCCGACTTTGTGGCCGCCGAGGCTGGCAAGCGCCTGATGACCGATGCCGAGGGCGAAAAGCTGGCCGGTGTCTCTGAGGGTGCCACCAAGACCGCAGCCAGCTCCACCAACGGCAATGTGAACATTGACGGCAAGGAAGTCGTCGTGTACACCGAGCCGGAGAATGTTCTGCACGACGAGGATGTGGAGGACTTCTCCGCAGAGGAGATCGCCGCTCTGCTGGCTGACTAAGACATGAGGAGGTAAGCTCTATGGCAAAAGCGAAGATCAAAACGCTTTTGGGCACAGGGCTTGCCGCGCTTTGCAGCCACATCAAGCAGTGCAACACCGCACTCGGAGACCTTTCCGAAGCAACGGCAAACGGATTCGAGGAAACCGATGACATCCTGCACGAAAAGCAGGATGTCACGGCTGCGGTGTCTTTTACGATTCCGGTCGATGGCTGGGGCGAGGATGATTCCTCCCCCGGCTATTTTTATTGTGACATCCCCATTGCGGGCCTGTTGGCTACCGACATTGTGGATGTTACGGTACTGCCGGGATTTTACGATGTGGCGGGTGCGGTGGGCTTTATTGCGACCGAAAGCCTCGAAGGAAAGCTGCGGCTGAGGGCCGCCAAAGCTCCGACCGAGAAAATTTCTGCACAGTATCACATTACAAGCACCGTGAAATACACGGCTGCACAGGAAGGGGGAACCTAAATGGCATACGGTTCTTTTAACGCAGGCCCCGGCAAGGCGCCGGATGAAGATGTTGTCCGCACTAACCAGATCGGCGTGCCGGGCGGCATTGCCACGCTGGATGCTGACGGCCATTTGACCGAATCGCAGCGCCCGACGGTGGACGCATACACCAAGGCCCAGACCGATCAGAACATCAACACCGCCGTTGATGCCCACAACTCTGCGGACACTGCACATGGTGACATCCGCGCCAGCGTGGCAGCAATGCGCGGCAGTATCAATGCAATCGAGCTGAAATTCGGCACAAACGTGACGAAAAATCCTTTTTCCGCCACGTTCAGCAGCCTTGACGGCCTGACCGTCACTGGCGTGTGGAACGCAGAACAGGCGAGGGTGGAGTTCTGATGGCTGAAACATTCAAGGTCGGCGCGAATGCGCGGGAGCTGTTGCGCTACACTCAGAGGGCAACCCGCATCGTCACCGATGACATCAGCCGGAGCGATGCCCGGAAGATCATCCAGAAAGTCGCAGCGCTCGAAGATGTGCGCGACATCCAGAAGGTGTGTGGCACTGCCGTCCATGCACTCGACACGCGGGACAGGGAGGGCTTTTCCAAAAGCACTTTCCGGCTGTACGGCGAGGGCATCCGGCTGACCGCCCGGCAAATCCTGCTGGATGCACACGCGGCGAACAACGTGAATTTCCAGACCGACTACGACAGGCGCGTTAAGAAGATCGGCGCGGTCGTGGACGGCTGCTCTCTACTGCTGGAATACCTGACCATCTGCACGGAGGAAGGTATCATCAGCGCAAAGAAAGCCGGTATCTGGACAAAGAAGGTCACGGACGTAAAATACCCGGCGATGAAGTGGCTCACGTCGGAACGCGGACGTGCCGAAAAACTCCGGGCAGAAGCGGAACGGAAACGGCTGACCGAACAGGCTGCCGCCCTGAAAGCTGTCCTTTACCCGGAACCGTAAACGCACAGCGGGCAACCGCTTTGCATAAAGGGTGCGGTTTGTTTGTCTGACGCTGCCATTTGGTGGCTGCGCTCTCCGAACACCAACAATAACAACAACGTCTGGAACGTCAACACCGATGGCTCCAACAACAACAACTGGTACAACAACTCCTATGGTGTTCGCCCCGCTCTGATGGAACCGTGTGACGAGTAGGCATAAGCTGAAAGCAGTGCGCCCATCAAAGGAAACCGCATCCTGTCGCTTGCCGATGCAGGCAAGTGATAAATACATCCCGCTGAGGTGGGCCATCCCGCAGGGATGCAGCCCGCTACCGCACCAGCGAACCAGCGGAGGATCATCTTGACATACGAAGAACTTTGCAGCTTTGAGGTGCTGTATAACGCATACCTAGAAGCCCGGAAAGGAAAACGCAGCAAGAGCAAAACAATCGAGTATGAATCCCATGCGTTGGCCTGCACGGAAAAGCTCTCCCGTAAGCTGGCTGTCTGCAATGTGCGGCAGCCAGACGGGAGCATCCGGCAGCAGATACGCTATGTGCCAAGTAAGTTTGAGGTTTTCGCAGTATATGAACCAAAGAAACGGATGGTACACGCACCCGCTTTTGTTGATAAAGTGGTTTTGCACGCGCTGGTGGATAATGTCCTGTATGACGCCCTTACAAAGAGCTTCATCCGGGACAGCCACGCCAGCCAGACCGGCAAAGGCACAGACGACGGCCTGATGCGCCTGAAAACCCACATGGTGGACTATTACCGCCGTGAGGGCCACGGCGCGGACGGCTGGGTGCTGAAAGGCGACGTGCGGCATTTCTTCGCCAGCATCGACCACCGGAAGCTAAAACGCAAGCTCAAAGCCGTGCTGGATAAGCGCGGCGTTGACCCGCGTGTCTATGAGCTGCTTTGCATCTACATCGACGTGATGGAGGACGGCTTGCCGCTGGGCTACCAGACGAGCCAGCTTTTCGCCCTCATGTTTTTGGACGAGTTCGACCACATCATCAAAGAAAAGTACCGCATCAAATACTATGGCCGATACATGGATGATTTCTACATCATCTGTTCGGACAAGCGGAAATTGCAGTGCATTCTCCGGGATGTGCGGGCACTCATGGACAGTTACGGCCTTGAGCTGAACCAGAAAACCGCCATCTTCCCGTTGAGGAACGGTATTGATTTTCTGGGCTTTCACTCCTACCTGACCGACACCGGCGCGGTCATCCAAAAGCTGCGCCGGGATAGCTCCAAGCGGATGAAGAACAAGATCAAGTATTGGGAGACGGCATACCCCGCAGGCGAAGCGACCAAGCAGGAAATCCTGCTGAGCTTTGATGCGTGGGATGCCCATGCCGCCCACGGTGATACTTACTCTTTACGCCGCAAGTACGCTGACCGGCTCGAAAAATTGCTTGACTGTAAAATCCCTATCCATCGAAAAATCAACTCGAACAAACTCGCGCGTGACAGACGGCGGGCGAGGCAATGCCGCTGCATCTACAAGAAGCAGCACAAAGCCCTGTCCCTCTCTGTATCGCAGAACACGCGGCCTGCGGAGATCATGCCGTGGGCCTGAACGAAAACAAGGAGGTAACAATGGCAAACGTAAAACTGGGCACAAAAGCCGTTGGCAGCATTGTCAAAATCAAGGTCAACGGCGCGTCCAAAGATTTTATTGTCGTGCAGCAGGGCAATCCGAATACCAGCACCTATGATTCGAGTTGCGCCGGAACATGGCTGCTGATGAAGGACATCTACACAACGTCCACGTTCGGCAACAATAACTCCTACAAGGATTCCAGCATCCACACATACCTGAACGGAACATTCTACAACCTCATCGACAGCAACATCCGGGCAGCTATTAAGCAGGTGAAAATCCCGTACCAGAACGGCACTGGTTCCGGCGGCAGCCTTGCCACCGGCTCCAATGGCCTGAGCACGAAAGTATTCCTGCTGTCTGGTTATGAGGTTGGCTGGACGACCAGCGACAACGGCTATTTCCCCAAGGATGGTGTTCGGCTGGCGTACTTTGGCAACAGCTCTGGCGGCAACAGCAAGCGTGTTGCCTACAACGGCAGCTCCGCTGCCATTTGGTGGCTGCGCTCTCCGTACACCAGCAGTCTCAACGACGTCTGGGACGTCAACGCCGATGGCTCCGGCAACGGCAACTGGTGCGGCGACTCCTATGGTGTTCGCCCCGCTTTCATTCTTCCCTCTACACTCGTGGTCTCTGACGATGGCACGGTCAGTGTCAACACTGCACCTACCGTCAGCACGGACGGCGCAGCTCTGGGGCGGAAGAACGCGGCCTTTGCGTGGAAGTACACCGTCAGGGATGCCGACGGCGACACCTTGACCGTCACCGAAAAGCTGGACGGCAAGACCACCAAGATCCGCACCGGCGTTGCCAGCGGCACGGCCCTGACCTTTGAGCAGACGGCCAGCGCTGCCGGATTCCAGAAAATCCTGAACGGCAACCACACCATCACCGTTGAGGTGAGCGACGGCAAGGAAACCGTCAGCACGTCCGCGACCTTTACCAAGGCCGTCCACGCCGCAAGCGTGACGCTGGCTGAACCGTTGGCCGTTGAGGGCGACATTACCGTTGCCGTGCTTCAGGTGACCGGCTCCATCCCCGATGATGCGAAGTTCAAAGCCGAAGTGACCAACAACGCACTCGACAGCTCCCCGGTCTGGCAGGATGCCACGACCGAGGCAAAAAAAGGCGTGAACATCGTCTTTGAGAATAAGACCGCCACCAACGGCGCGGCGTTTAACTTCCGCGTCAGCGTGGAGCGCGGCGAATCCGGCGAGGGCGGCTACATCGAAGCCGTCTCCGGCGCATTCCAGTAAGGAGGACGAAATCATGGTCGAATGGAAGAAGCATAATCTGCCCACCCGGCAGGAGAAGGAAG